GGTCGAGGCGGCGTATAATGAGTTCTCCGGTAGTGCACGTCCGGTCACTGCGACGGCGGCACCAACTACCGGATTGCTGCCACTGGATCAGATTGCCCGCCAGGTGATCGCCGGTTCATGGGGCAACGGTGACGATCGGACTCGTCGACTGCGTGGTGCTGGCTACGATCCGGTCGCGGTTCAAAATGAGGTAAACAACCAGGTAGGAAAGGCCCCGGCGCCAGAGCGTAAGTCGCTGGACACGATCGTGCAGGAAGTCGTGGCCGGTCACTGGGGCAACGGGCCGGAGCGATCTCGTCGACTGCAGGCTGCGGGCTACAGTCCGACCGAAGTTCAGCAGGCCGTCAACGCTCGGCTCGGTACCGGCAACACTCGAGTGGCGGTTCGGCTAGATGTTGATGTGCTGGCTCAGCAGGTGATCGCCGGACAGTGGGGTAATTCTCAGGAACGTCGGCGTCGACTGACTGCGGCTGGCTACAACTATGCCGAGATTCAGGCTGAAGTCAACCGACGTCTGCGCTGAGATGTTTCCCTTCAAGTTACCTCGTCGATCTCGAGAACCATACGACGATACTCGAAAAGTAACCACGCAGAACCTAAACGAGATGGAGAACCGAGTCATGTCTGCACTCGAAGATGCTGTCAATGCATTGAATCAGGCGATCCAGGAGGCCAATTCGCGCTTCCAGGTCGCCGGCGACGTCGAGGCTGCGGTCGCGGCGGAGCGACAGAAGTACGACGAGCTGGTTGCGGCCGAAGAGGCCGAGGATCTCCAGCAGAATCAGGAGCTCCTGGATGCTCGAGCCAAGACTGATGAGGCGGTGTCGCAGCTCAACGCGGCCGCTGAGTCGGTTCGGGCGGCAGCCGATCAGGTAAGCCAGCTCGGTCAGGTTGCTTCGCAGGAGCAGCTCTCGGCGGAGACCGCTTCGGCTTCTCCCGAAGACGCCACGGGCGACACCACGGCCGAGGTCTCGCCGACGACGGACACCACGCCGTCGGAGAACCCGACCGATGCGGCTCCGGCTGATGTGCCTACCGCCGGCGACGTCATGCGCGCCGACGAAGAGGCTCAGCAGTCCGACCCGACGTCGACGAGCAACATGAACCCGAACGTCTGAACAAGGTGAGCCCCTGAGGAAGGTGTCTGAGAGCTGGTCGCAGGGTTCTCAGCCACCTTCCTCAGGTTTCCTAATCCAAGCAAGTCTTCCTGTAAGAAGATGACCATGAAGGCAGTCCGGAACTGGCAGTGGCGTAAGATTTTCACTGGTGCGTTCCTAGGATTCTTGGTGCTAGCAAGTCTTACCGCCAAGGACACCTGGACTGGCACTGGCTCTGTTGCCCAAGCAGGCCAGTGCTTCACTGAAGACGCCGAATGGCATCTTCAATCGGGAGATGTAGGTGTGCAGTACGGTCGTTCGCACTTCGGTGCGACGATCTGCATTCAGAACGGAAAGATCGACAGCGCCGCTGCCTTTCTCAACGGCGGCGTCGAGGGTGCAGGTAGCACCGCCGGCTATGTCTGGGAATCGCAAGGCGCCTGGATCGAATCGCAGAGCGACACCTGGGTCGAGTTTCGTGCTCGAGCCAAGATGAAGCTCTGTGTGGCGGGCAAGTACACGCCGATCTGCTCACTGACCGAGACACAAACCTATATTGGCAAGTACTCGTCCATCGCTGGTCCGCATACTCGCGATCGGATGCCTGGAATCCATGCCACGGTCGAGTGGTGTTCGGCTACCGGCTGTCACGAAGAGGCTCTTCGTGAACGAGTGAGGTAAACAGAGGAGGTGTCCCAAGTGGCAATTGACAGCATTCTCGACAGCACCAAGAAGGCGCTCGGCATTGCGCCTGACTACGATGTGTTTGATCCTGACCTCATCATGCACATCAATTCCGTGTTCAGCACGTTGCATCAGTTGGGCATCGGGCCTGATGACGGTTTCGCAATCGAGGACGCCGATGCCACTTGGGACCTCTTCCTGGATGGCGACAAGCTGCTGAACTCGATTCGCACTTACATGTATCTACGAGTCAAGCTGATCTTCGATCCGCCCGCCACTTCGTTCGCGCTCAGTTCGATGAAGGAGCAGGTGCAAGAACATGAGTGGCGACTTACCGTGTATCATGACGGTAAGGTCTGGGCAAGTTCGACGACAATCATCGAGGAGCCCTGATGGTCGAGGTCAATCTGAACATCACCAAGGGTCTTCCTTATTCTCGGCGCATTCGAGTTACGGACGGCAAGCTCACTTGGCCGACGCTGGATGAGCTCGAGGTCAAGAGCGACGTGCGAGTGAGCGCGGTCAGCACTGGAACGCTCAAGGGAAGCCTGGCTGCTTTCATCACGCCGAGCTTCGAGGGCAACGATCTTATTCTCGAGTTGCGAATGTCCGGCAAAGACACGCGAACTTTCAGCGGTGGCTTCTACGACATCGTGGTGAGCGACAAGGGCACCGACGATATTCGTGCTATTCGAGTGCTCAAGGGTCGGGTTGAGATGGATCGACTGGTCACGGGAGAGTGACATGGCTGATGAGATCACGGTTATTGTCGAGCCTCCGCTGCCGGAGATCGTTGTTGTCGTCGAGCCTCCGCCTGCTGAAGTGGCAGTGACTTTGTCAGAGGTAGGATTGACTGGTCCGCCCGGTGATCCGACGACATTGCTCGACACGATTCGAGCTGAATTGGAACCCTCAGTGGATTTCGTCCTGCTCTTTGAGAATGCGCTAGCTTAGGAGGTTTGAATGTCTCTTACCGATAGGGTCAACGATTTCATCGTTCGGGCGGGCACCGAGTTCAAGTCGGTTCGATCCGTTATTGGCTCGCCGATTTCTCTCGCTACCACCGAGAAGAGCAATCTGGTCGGAGCGATCAATGAGGTCCGTAGTCAGATCGGTAGTGCGGGCGCTCAGATCAATGATGGTACTGTTTCGACTGGCTCGGTTTATTCGTCGACACAGACAGAAGCTCGCATTTCTGCTGCGGTCGCTGCGCTGGTCGATTCGGCACCTGGTGCGCTCGATACACTGAACGAACTGGCCGCTGCACTCGGTGATGATCCGAATGCAATCACCACGCTGAACACTGCGGTCGGCAATCGAGTGCGCTTCGACGCGGCTCAGACGCTCACCGCACCGCAGGCCACTCAGGCAAGAAGCAACATCGGTGCCGTGGCCGCTGCTGATATTGGCGATACCAATACTGACTTCGTCGCGGCGTTCAACGCCGCTATCGCGTGACCCTAGTTGAGCGGGTCTTACTTGGCATTACTCGCATCGGTGAGGAGGTCAAGAGTCTCCGCTCAGAGTTAACGAATCGAGTGCTGACAACGGATCCTCGGTTGTCCGATGCTCGTACGCCAACGACGCATCAGCATGTCGCAACGACTGATCTTACTGCGACGGGCACGAAGTCCTCGGCTACTTATTTGCGTGGCGACAATACTTGGAACACGCCCACCAATACTACGTATTCCGAGATCACCTCCGCGGAGATCACCGCTGGTACGGCTACCACGACTCGAACTATCACTGGTAGACGAGCAAGAGAGATTGCCACGACTGGATTGAATCCAGCGCCTATTGCATTGACCGATGCGGCTACGGTGACGTTGGCGGTCAACGGTTATACGCTGGTCTATCGACTTACTGCAGCAGGCAATCGAACCATTGCTGCGCCATCCGGCACGATCATCGATGGTCAGCGCATTATGCTGCAAGTCACCGCGTCTGGTGCGGATCGTACCATCACACTAACCACCGGAGCAGCAGGGGCGTTCAAGTTCGGTACCGATATTACCGCTCTGCCAACCATTCCATCAGGAACCATTCTCTACATTGGTTGTGTCTATTCACTAGCCGCCCAGAGGTGGCATGTTATCGCGGTTGCGGGAGGTTACTGACATGTCGAAGTATCGAGTAATTGAGATCACCGATCCGATGGATCCAATGATCGATGAGTTGCACGAGTTTTGTGCTCGGATTGATGAACCGGATACTCGATGTGCGCCGGGGGCGGAGATTCCTGCGCTGTACATGCTTCGACATGCCGCTCGTAGTGGTGACGGCTTGCGTCTTTGGGCGATTCTGGATGTTGCATTCGATGACGAACCCGTTGGGTTGGTGGTCACTGGTCCTGACGGGCAATTCCAGTGGCTTAAGGCCAAGCTGGATGTGATTGGCGAAGTAACTTACTTGGCCGGTAAGCATATTAGCAAGGCACTTGGTGTTCGGGCTTGGGGAATCATGCAAAACGATGAGATCCGGAATGCGATTGCCAAGGCCGGACCAAAAGCCGGCGTCGATCATAAAGAGAAGCGAGTTTGGTGGGACGGATGACCACAACTTTTTATTACGCTTCCGGTGCCGACGATGCAAGCATTGATACAAATGGTGTCTATTCTGCTACTTTACAGGAGATTCAGTTACTTACTGGAACTTCTATTATCAATCGCTTTCCAGACATCGGAATTCCGAAGAACGCAATTATTCAAGAAGCTGTTATTTGGTATACGGTTAATGCATTTAAAGATTCTGGTGCCACATTGGATGTCTTGGTGCAAGACATCGATACTGCTCCAGCCGGGCCGCCATCCGGACGCACTTTTCTGCCGGCAAAGTCTGTTGTGCTTGATGGTACCAATAGTCGACGTGCGCACGTAACGGTTACCGAACAGTTCCAGCATTTGATCAATAGAAGTGACTGGACTTTAGGTAATGCTATGTATGTGCAACTCAAGTCCACTGGGCCGCATCCTACTTATGCGGATGTGTCGTCTATCATGTTTAGTGAATTTTCTACCAGTTATGCTGCTGAATTGCGAGTCGTCTGGCAAGCTCCGGACTGGACGCCTCCCGCTGGAATCTGGGTTCGTGACAAGCTATGGTACGGTTCCTACGGCATGGAGTATACCGCAAGCATGTCGCACCGATTTGAATTGCCGTATCATGCACCCGGCGATTTACTACTTACTACGTTTTACAACTCTGGTGGTGGAACGAATTCATATATTTCGCTATCGGGTTGGGAGCCGCTGTATCACATTCTCGAAACGAACGTCGGCGTATACAACGATGATGGCAACTTGGCCGCCTGGTGGCGTCGAGCCGATTCGAGAACGTGGACTGACCTGTTCACGTCGAATGAATCCAGCGATGACGGATACTATAACTGCATTGTTCTAGCTGGAGCGGAACGTACCCTGTCGCCTTTTGGTTCCGTAATTACTGCACATTCCAATGGCGTAGCCAGTAACTCATGGATGACGCCAGCATTCACTCCAACCAAATCGCCAATCACCTTGATCGGTATTGCCAAGACCAGTAATCAATGGAATGCGAATTTTTCTGGACTAACCGGTGCTACCCAAGAAACTTTGGCAGAAGCAGGTCGAGTTCGAGAAGTATTGGTTCGAGCTTCAGCAGGAAGCGACGTTCGTTTTCAAGGAACGCAAAGCGCTAACCTTAGATGGGGTGCGGCAATCATCGAATTGGTTACCGGCGCTACTGTCATTGAGCCAGAAGAGCCTGAAGAGCCACCGCCGGCACCAACGGCAAATCCGGCAGCTGCTCGTTTTCTGCCATTCTTCTAATACTTAGGAAAGGAGGATGAATGGGCGCCGTCCCGTTTCAGACTGACGTGTTTCTGCTTGCCGGTCAGTCAAACATGGCTGGCAACGGAGGAACTCCGGATCAGAAGCTTGATCCGCCACACAGCAACGTCTGGATGTGGAACGTTACCGGTTCCACGCCGGGCCGGATCACGCAAGCGATAGAGCCGCTTCCTGGACCGAACGTGAACAATGTTCAACTCGGTCCAGGATTGGCCTTTGCTCGTCGTTACGCTTCAGCGAATCCGGCTCGTAGAGTGCTTCTGGTGCCTACGGCGTGGAGTGGACAGGCAATGGTCAACGGGCCCTGGGATCCCGAGACTCCGGGTGCTCGGTTCTCCGCCGCAATACAGATCTTCAATTCGGCGATGGCTGCTGCTGGATCAAACGCTAACTTTGCGGGCATCCTCTGGTTGCAAGGTGAGTCCGATGGCGACAACAATGTCACGCAGGCGGCTTACGCCGACAAGCTGGACAAGTTGATCGATGCGTTTCGCACCAAGCTGACCGGTGCTTCTCCCACCGTGCCGTTCGTAATGGTTGGCATGGTTCCGGAGTATCAGACCGTCGGTACTCGAGTGCAGGTTCGAGCCGCGCAGTTCGGCGCTCAAAACCGACGAGCGTACGTAGCTTATGTGGCTGGTCCTTCGGGCCTGAACATGGCCGACAACAACCATTACAACGCGCAAGGCGCGCGCGAGAACGGCCTTCGGTTCTACGAGGGTTTGTTGCTGGCTCGTGCTCGCACAGTTCCGCAGAATCTGACGGATCCTAATCCGACCGGCGATCCAACTACCAGTGCTGGCAACATCTATGACAACTTCACTCGAGCGGACAATCCGCTTTCGCTGGGTCGTACGCCGACTGGCCAGTCCTGGGTGTGGCTCGGTTCCGACTGGGGCGTGATCAACAATCAAGCCTATCCGTCTTCGGCACCGACCAACGCCTTTGCAGTGATCGATTCCGGTCGATCGGACTGTACGCCGAAGATCGTCTTCGCGGTCAATCCGAACACCACTGGAATCTATCCTCGGTTCATCTTCCGATCTGATGGTTACAACAACTATTGGATGCTGCAGTGGCGACCGGGCACAGGTTGGCAGTTCTTCAAGTGCATTGCCGGCGCGTATACTCAGGTCGGCACCAGCTTGGCCACGCCGACGCCGGCCAACGGTGACGTCATCGATGCGGTGCTGGCTGGCACTTCCATCACGGTTCGCCGCAACGGTACGAACCTGTTCACCACCACGGACACCTTTCAGCAAGGTGGAACCTTCCACGGTTTCGGTGCACAGGGTGTCGGCGCCGAAGCTTGTCGCTTCGATTCTTTCACCGTGACCTAATCTGTCAAAATGGGGTATTAATGCGTCATCCGGAAGGTCCTCGAGTTGAACGAAGGTATCGAGCTCGGCTCGAGAAGCTAGCTAATGCAATGACGCCTCGACCGCCGAAGCATCTGCGCTTCGGTCGACCGAAGTACGGCGTCGATCCTACTCCGGAGCAGCTTTCCGATCGCGAGAAGATTCTTCGCAGGCATGGTGTTCCGGCAGATGAACGTACTGCGGATCGTCGCAAGGGTGGAGATCGTCGACAGTTGTCGATGTCTCCGGAAGAAGTCGAAGACTGGCTCAAACGAAACGGTATCACCGGCGGAGATCGACGCAAGGGCGAACGACGTCAGGGGGATAGACGTCGTTAGCTTCTACCAAGAAAGGAGGTGACCGTGACTCTAGCACACGTTAGTGAAAAGCCATGGAGTGAGTACACCGCGTCCGATTACACGCCGGAACAGTGGCATCGGGCCTGCCTGATCCATCAGCATTCGGGCGCACCAACCAGCAAGAACGAATGCAAGCTGCCGGTGCGGACGCCGAACGGAGCGGTGAATCGAAACGGCGTGCACGCTGCGGCTGCGGCGCTGGCTGGCGCTCGAGGTGGCGTGCAGGCCTCTGCTGAGGAGAAGGCGTCGGCAAGAAAGGCGCTGATCCGACTCTACGGCGAGCTCGGTGAGGAAGCGCCGCCTTCACTGCTGGCACATTCCGGTCTTGACGCGATTGTGCACTACGGCATTCGCGGCATGCGCTGGGGCATTCGTCGATCTCGGCAAGAGATTGACACTTCGCCAGATGCACCAGAGCACACTCGGGCTCGAACGCTGCAGACTGTAGCGCAGAAGAGTGGAACTCGAAAGCTCACCAACAAGGATCTCGAGGATCTGAACAAGCGCCTCAACCTTGAAAAGAATTACAAGCAGCTCGTTTCCAATGAGAAGGACAAGGCTTCGATCAACAAGGCAGCCGGATGGTTCGGCAGCAAGATTCTCAAAGTTGGCGACATGGCGGTTGATGAAGTCGCGAAGGCGCACGTTCGGATGGCGCTTACGCAGAAGGGCTTTATTCCTAAGAAGTAACAGGGAGGAGGGTGCGCGATGGGCCTGTCGAATACGGCCACACCATATTACTACGGACAATTCCGTGAAGCAGTAATTCGAGGCGATGTTCCGGTAAACCGGGAAGTCTCGATGGAGATGAACCGTATCGACGCGCTCATCGCTAACCCGAACATCTTCTACGACCCTGACCCCGTCGAAGGATGGATCCTCTACTGCGAGAACGAACTCACGCTGACCGACGGCACGGATCTACATCTGTTGCCGACGTTCAAGCTGTGGGGCGAGCAGATCTTCTGCTGGTACTACTTCGTCGAACGAAGCGTGTACGAGCCGAACGAAGATGGTCACGGTGGACATTATGTCCGAAAGCTGATCAAGAAGAGGCTGACGACCAAGCAGTATCTCATCGTGGCTCGTGGTGCGGCCAAGTCGATGTATGCTGAAACGATTCAGGCATATTTCCTCAACGTCGACACCACGACTACGCATCAGATCACTACGGCACCGACTATGAAACAGGCCGAAGAAGTAATGGGGCCCTTTCGGACCGCCATTACTCGAGCTCGTGGCCCATTGTTCAAGTTCCTGACCGAAGGATCGATGCAGAACACCACCGGAAATCGGATGCTGCGGCAGAAGCTGGCCGCAACCAAGAAGGGGATCGAGAACTTCCTGACGGGAAGTCTGCTCGAGATCCGGCCGATGTCGATCAACAAGCTGCAGGGTCTTCGACCCAAGGTTTCTACGGTCGACGAGTGGCTGTCCGGTGATATTCGTGAAGATGTGGTCGGTGCGATCGAGCAGGGCGCATCGAAGCTTGACGATTACCTCATCGTCGCGATCAGCTCCGAGGGGACGGTTCGCAATGGCTCAGGCGACACCATCAAGATGGAACTTGCATCTATCCTCAAGGGCGATTATTTCGCACCGCATGTCTCGATCTGGCATTACAAGCTGGACGATGTCGAAGAGGTTTCCGATCCCGCCACTTGGGTCAAGGCACAGCCGAACCTCGGCAAGACCATCACCTATGAGACCTACCAGCTCGATGTCGAGCGAGCTGAGAAGGCGCCAGCCAGCCGAAACGACATTCTGGCAAAACGTTTCGGCATCCCCATGGAAGGCTACACGTATTTCTTTACGTATGAGGAGACGCTACCTCATCGGCGGCGTGAATTCTGGAATCTACCGTGTGCGCTCGGAGCAGACCTTTCTCAAGGTGATGACTTCTGTGCGTTCACTTTCCTCTTTCCGCTAGCCGATGGGTCGTTCGGCATCAAGACGCGCAGTTATATTACCGAACTTACCCTCTTCAAGCTTCCCGGCGCACTGCGACAGAAGTACGAAGAGTTTATTCAGGAAGAAAGCCTGCACGTGCTCGAGGGAACCATTCTAGACATGATGCAGGTCTATGACGATCTCGATAATTTCATTCAGACCCAAAGGTTCGACGTAAGAGCTCTCGGATTCGACCCCTACAACGCCAAGGAATTCGTTGAGCGTTGGACGGCAGAGAACGGGCCGTTTGGGATCGAGAAGGTAATCCAGGGAGCTAAGACCGAGTCCGTTCCGCTCGGTGAGCTTAAGATCCTGAGCGAGGAGCGCCTTCTTATCTTCGATCAGGATCTAATGTCATTCACGATGGGCAATGCCATCACTATCGAGGATACCAACGGCAACCGGAAGTTGTACAAGGCCCGACGCGAAGAGAAGATCGACAACGTCGCGGCCTTGATGGATGCCTACATTGCCTGGAAAGCCAACAAGGAGCAATTCGAATGATCTTAGGAGCAGAAAAGCCCCCGCTTGATGATGAGCTCCTGATCC